TGCTCTTGCTCTTCAAAATTTTTAATATCGTTATTTGTTTTAGGAGTTAATGGGTCTTCCCATTTTAACCATTTTATTTTTCGCATTTTCCATTTTCTTCTTTAAAAAACTTTCTATATTGTTTCCAGCCAGAAAAATTTCCATATGATCTATTTGATTCCGAACACGGTGTTGCACAATGTTCAAACGGACTCCAATGACCATCGTTTTTTAATTGATCATGTAATGCATAATCTTTTTCATAATCTATTACGCCTTCAAAATTTAAATAACTAACTCTAGCGCATCTTGCCACGCCAATTTTTAAAAGATTTTTTTCCTCTGGAACATTGTTGATGTGTTTATCTGCAAAAGGTATGTGCCAACATCCGATGTCAACCTTTTTTGGTATTGATTTATCTATTTCTTTTTTCATTAAAGTAGCTAATTCAAATATTTCCGGTTGAGCATTTTTATTTATTCTAAGTTTAAAAAAGTTTTCATAATCTGTGGCAGTAACAATTACAGTAGCATTAAACCAAGGTTCTAATAATCTATTTGTTATTTGTTTGTGTAAGCCAAGTTCTTGTAATTTTGAAACACTATCTATCATTTTATCTCTTGCTTCTAACCATATTTTTTTAGCGTTTTCTTTTTTTTCTTCATCCAATTCTAAAAATGCTTGCATACCAGATTGGTTTTTTCCCCAATGAACAGGAAAAACAGGGTCATTAATAATTTGTTCTAAAAACTTTTTTGTTGGAATAGCACGACTACTAGCAGCATTTCTAGATAACATCCTGTGCGTATTAAATTCAGACAATATAAATCTAGGAAAAATACAAACAAAACTTGTTATTCTTTGATTGGACGGGCTTATTGAATCGGCTACTATTTCAGCAGAAATCATTGTTTTTCCTTTATTAAAAAAGCTTCAGTTGGTAATACTACTGGCCTTTCCCTTGTTTCGTTTTGGTTTGATATTCTTTTTAAAGATTGTTCAAAGGAAATTAATATATTTTCTGTCATTCTTTTATTGTTTGTTAATATTCCATACTCTGCTAAAGCATGAACTATAACTGGCTTTAAAGCCCCAACACTTAATAAAGCAAAAAAGTCGCCAGTTCTTTTTATTAAATCAAGCTCGTCCTTATTATTTTCTAGTGTTTCTAGGTTAACTTTACAGTAAACATCTTCTTTGTCTAAGAAAAAAGTTATAGAAGATAAATCAGACATTTATTTTTCTCCTCATACAATTTCCATCACAAAAAAATCCGTTCTTTTCATAAAAAGAAATCATATTTGATTCACAATGTAAACATAATTCATGGCACATGTTATCTTTTGCAAAATTATAACAATGTTCTAATAGTTCATAAGATATATTTTGTCCTCTATATTTTTTTTGAACACAAAGATTTGTAATATAACAACTATTTTTATTTTTTTTAGAAAATAAATCTATAGTTATAGTTCCAGCTACTATGTTATTAATATAAAAACAAAATATTTTACTGTTCTTTTTCAACAAATATTGAACAAATCTTTCTAGTTCTATTTTAGCTATAAAAAATACACCTATTTCTTTAAGGCAATCAGAATAGCCATTGTATATATCATTTAATGACAATTCTTTAATTTCCATAAATATAATCCGTTATTAACGAAGCTGTTTTTTCCCATGTTAATTTTTTCATTTCATCGTATGCCTTTTTATTAAAATTATTTTTAAGGTTTTTCACCTTGATCATTTTACTTGCAAATTGATTTATAAAATTGTCATCAAGATTTGGCCAATATCCTTGACCAAAAAACCATTTATTATCATATGCTTTTACTAATTTATCTACATTTACCAATTCACATATTTCATTGTTTATAAATTCTTTATGAGCAGTAGCATTTGTAGCTATACAATTTTTTCCCATAGAAAGCATTTCCGCTAATTCCATATTCCATCCTTCAGCCCTAGCAGGAAAAACACCACAATCTGCATATGACATCAATTCAAATAATTCTTGTTGTGTTTTAAATCTATGGCTAATCTTTATTCTTTTGTCAGAAGAATAATAGCTTTCCCAATTATTTCTTTCTTCTTCGTTTAAAAACGGATTGTCACAATGCATTATAAGTTCAACATCATTGTCAGATGGGAATGCCTTTTGAAAAGCTTTTATTAAAATGTCATGACCTTTTCTTATTTCCCATTTACCAACATTTAAAAATGTAAATTTGTTTTTGTTTAATGCTTGCTTTGGTTTATCAAAAATAGAATGATCAACACCAAACGGAGTTTTAAATATTTTTGTTTTAACACCAGAGTTTATAGCTATGTCAACAGCCCATTGAGTTGGCAAAAAAATTATATCCATACAATTCATTTGATGAACTTCATGTTTTTGTAGTGGCTCTAATTCAAATATTGGTAATGCAGTTCTAATTCCTTTAGATGGATGCATAGATAAATCATTTTGATGCCAAATTTTTAAACTTGGAGCATCTTTATCATAAAAATCAGACTTTTTATTTAAATCTTCAAAAAATTGATAATCATTTATAGATTTGTCTATTTGTCCTATTGGCCATAAAAAAACATCGAACTTTTTAGCAATTTCTTTAACTATGTTCGTAGATACTATTCCATATCCAAGTTGGTTAACTGGACATATTATATTAATCTTTTTCATTCGTCTTCTTTTCTAGCAAAACAACCCCAGACATTTCCATTTCAATAAGTCTAGCAGCTTTTTTTTCTGCTCTTTGCCATTTATCTTCTTCATAGGTCATTATTAAAGACCTTTTCTTTTTGTCTGGGAGAATGCCCCATATTTCATAGTATACGGACATAGCAGACTCCTGTATTGAGACTGCTATTAAATACACTTTTTTCTATGACAATGTTTTAATGAACTTCTCTAACTTTATGCCAAAAATTTCTTTTAGATAACCTTTTTGACACAAATTGAATATACAAGAGTCTAACTCTTTTGATCCAAAACGACCAATTGATTCAGATGGTTTTTGCTTAAAGTATAAATTTAACTTTTCTTGTATTTCATTTTTAGTTAATAGGCAATCGTCTGGAAGTATTTGATATAAAATGCTTTCGATTGATGTGTCAAACTTTTGACCAGTTCTACCATTTCTTTTTGCATAATGTGTCTTCATAACATTGCCTCCGTTATGAAGTAATTATAGAAATTTTAAGATGGTTTGTCTATTTCGGTGTTTTGTTTTTTTCTTAAAAAATCAAACTTTGCTTTGTTTAAATCTGTTATAAACTCATATAAATCACTTATGTTTAATTTATAAGAATGTTTATTTATAAACAAAGTAATGTCATTATTTTCTTCTGCTGTTTTTACTTTAAAATTAAACATTACCATTCTCTAGGACTTGGTGAATTTTCCCATTGAAAATCATGAATTGTTTTACCAAAAAGATGAGCTATTTCATGTTGTATTAAAGCCGATTCAAAAAGATTTGTTTTGTTTATATCCATGTTTTCAAGTTGACCAAAAAACATTTCTTCTTTTGAATAATCAGATTTTACTTTTATCCAATCATGTCTAAAAACGGTGATTCTTTGATCTGGAAAACTTAAACACTCTTCTTCATGAGCAAACTTTGATTTTGAAAAATCTGTAATTACTGGATTAATTAAAATTAATGGTTTGTTTTTTATTAAAACAACTACTACAGAAGCATCAATTCCAAGTTGATTCGCAGCTATTCCAGCGGCTTTTTTATCATTTTTTTTATTAAAGTTTTGTATAAAAACAACAAGTTTTCTTGCAATTTTTCTACCTATGTCTAGGTTTATTTTTTTGCAAGGTGTTTTTATTAGTTTGTTTGTTATATCAATTTTCATTTGATAAAAATTCTTGTATATCTAATTCTATTACAGCTGCTTTTACATTTTTGTCTTTTTTCATTATTTCAGCAAATTTTTTTGGACCTTCTATGGCTATGCCTTGTTTAATAGCCATTTTTTTTCCATCTTTTCCAGTATAACAATGTCCTTGGTCACCCCATTTGTAACCCTTTTTTCCATTATTGCTGCATTCATTTAGTGGCATAGTAATCTCCTAACTATGAGTTTGCAAATCTTTAAAAAGTATTTTTCCTTAAAATTTGACTTCATAGAATTAACATCTTTATGAACCCATTGAATATTTTCCTTAGTGTATCCTAAATCATTATCTATTCTATCCATAGAAGCAGTTCCTAAATGATAAATTTCTTTACCGTTTTTTCTGCATAAATATTTTAAATGAGTTATTTTTATTCCTGTGTAAATACATCTTCTATTTTGTTTTAGGAAAATATCCCAAGCTTCTTCTTTAGTTATATTAAATTCTATATTTCTTTTTTTTGCGTTTTTTTTAGCTAAAGCCCAATATTTACCAGATATTTCTCCGACTGTTGAATTATTGTATGCTTTTCTAGACATAATACCCCTAGTATTAAATACACTATACTAGAGGATTATTTGCTTGTTTAAGTTGGACCTATTGGGTTACTAAAATTAACAGCGCTTTTATTGCATCCGCAACCACCTTGTTTTGGTTGTGTTTGATTAACTTGATTAACCTGTCCTGATATATTTTGTGGAATAGGAGCATTAAATATATCCCATTTTCCAGCAGGACATTTTTCAGAAGCCCATGTATTTTTGATATTTAAAAAACAACCACATAGCTTGCATGTTCCTTCTGGAGTTTTATTTTCGCAAGAGTTACATATATTCATTCTGTCATGAAATACATTTAATGGAACACGCTGAAATCCAGTAGCTGCATGTTTAACAACTGCTTTTGTAAAATTAACAGCTTTTTGAAATATACCAGGTACTGGTTCGCTCATGGTCGATACTCCACTTTTAACCTATAATCTCTACAGTCTTTTATAACATTTTTATTATATGATTTCCAGCTTTTCAAATGCCCAAAAACAAAATGACATGTTTCGCATAAAACTACCAAATTAGACTCTTCAAGCTCTAAAGTTTTATCTATGCTAAATGGTATTATGTGATGACAAGTAAGTTCCTTTTTTACTCCGCACGATAAGCACTCACCGCTTTCTTTTATAAGTTTATCTCTTAATGATGACCATTTTCCTGATCTTGGAGTTCCAAAGAATATTGATTTTAAAAAATTAATCATTGTTTATTTTTAATTCTTTTGTTTCAAATTTTGATAAAACCATATCTCTTCTTTTGTCTTTACACTTATTACAAAATCTTATGTTTATTGGATCTATAGAAAAAAACATTTTGTTACACCAGCCAAGACAATTAACCATTTTTCCTTTTGCCAGACTTTGACTTTTTTTCTTCATTTGTTTCTCTTTCAAAAACTATTGCGTCTTTATCTTTTCCAAAGTAATCAAACTTTAATTTTCCTTTAAAACCTCTGTTTTTAAAGAAAGTTATACTTTCCATATCATTTTCTTTAACATAAGCAATTATTTTTGAAAAGTTTAAATTTTCAACAAAATTAAGTAATGTAGAACCAAATCCATTTTTTCTCAAAACTGGATCTATAACCAACTTATTTATTATTAAAAAATCGTCTTCTTTTGAAAAAGCAATAAATCCTATTATAGTATTGCTTACTTGACAAATATATATAGATGTATTCTTTTTTCTAACATAATCAATAAATTCTTGTTCTTTCCAGCCGTTATTTGTTTTTAGAACTCCAAAATCAGGATCTTCTATTAGATTTGAATCTTCTTCTATTCTAACCAAATCAACTATATTTCTTTTTAAGGCGATTTTTGTTTCTGCTATTTTTTTCATGTTGCACCACGCTTTTTAATGCGTATCATTCTAACATACTTTTATCAGACGATAAGCAAAAGGTAATGGCGTTAAATAAAAACTCAAATGTCCGGTTCTTTCGACCATTCCTACACCGGAATAAGCTTATTACCGAAGGGTAAATACCCCAAGGGTTCTGGTTGGTAGCCAAACCAACATGGAGCAGAGAAGTAATAGTAAATCAAAAATTGAGAATGGACCTACCCCCTGTCCGCTCAAACCTAGATGATTTTACAAATCTATTTACTATTCACCCTAAAGAGGTTTATGATAAAGGGATTGTTTTAACATAATTTTTCTAGAGTAAATCTAGGAGATAATGGGGGTTTTATGTCTCATCCAGAACAAAGAAATTTTGTTAAATCTATAAAAGATAAATTTCTAGATTTTTTTAATAATAAAAAAGTTATTGAAATAGGAAGTTTAAATATTAATGGAAGTATAAGAAGTTTTTTTAAAGACTGTGAATATTTAGGAGTTGATGTAGGAGAAGGAAAAAATGTTGATTTAGTATGTGAAGGTCAAAAATTAGATCACCCAAATGATTTTTATGATGTTTCTGCTTCATGCGAATGTTTTGAGCATAATCCATATTGGTTAGAAACTTTTATAAATATGCATAGAATGACCAAAAAAAATGGACTTGTTTTTTTTACATGTGCAACAACAGGAAGAAAAGAACACGGAACTACAAAATCTAATAAAGACGCATCACCTTTAACTACATGGGAATACTACAAAAATTTAACTTCAAGTGACTTTGAACTAAGCGTTGATTTAAAATCAATGTTTAGTTTTTATGAGTTTAAAATAAATGAAGCAAGTCATGATTTATATTTTTATGGTTTTAAAAAATAATACCAATTTGGTTGATTTCTATTTTTCCATTCAGCAATATGAGATTTTGCTTTTATATAATAATTCTTATATCCATCTATTGGGTTTGTTTGTTTTAATTCATTTGGCATAGCTTGAACAAATTCTGTCATTTCAGTATTTTGAACTTTACAAGCATATGTTAAACATTCTTTAATTATTGCTTCGCACTTATGTACTTTTTCATACCGATAAGTATACTCTCTACAAAGTTCTAAACCTAATTCACATAACCAAACAAAATTACCCATGCTTTCTCCTGCCCAAATAGTGCATGGATGTTTGACATGAGTTGATTTATAAGGTGTTTTAACTCCATTTTGATTAAGAACTGTACAAAGCATTTGAGCCGTTTCTAAGGGCATTTTAATAACATGTTTGTTTACATGCCATTCAGCAGCTTGTCTTGGATTTTTATCTAACACAAATATATTCATGTCTTACTCCTTTAACATTTTATTCGCTTATTAGGGTGTAGTATTTATTATGAAAATTATATTTGATCATATAAATGGTTTTGGAAAAGTTTCAAATCAAGATTTGATTTACACACCTATTTTTGCTTACCCAGATATAAATGATAACTTCGATGATTTGCTTGAGCAAGGATGGTTACCTTGGAATAATTATTGGTTTCAATCTCGAAGTGTCAGATACAACCTTTCAAAAATCGAATTTCATAAAAAAACAAAAAAACTTGCAAAAAAAATAGAATATCAAATTGGAAAACCTTCAAATGAAGATATTTTAAGAATTTCAAATTCATATCAATCTAAAAAAGGTTTTATAAGTGAACATGTTTTTGACAATGAATTAATGTTAGAAAATACCATACAATATTTTTATGAATCAAATCTAATAGGTTTTGTTTGCTATAAACTATTTAAAAAATCATTCATAGGTGTTCAGTTTGCTTGGGATTATAAAAAACCGTCTTTATCTTTAGGAAGCATAAGTACACTAATAGAATGTACTTTAGCAAAAAGATTTGGGTGTATTTATTATTATATGATGGGCGGTTATGAAGAATGTTCTCTTTATAAAAATCAATTTAATGGCTTTGAATGGTGGACAGGTAAAGAATGGTCAAGCGATAAAGAACTTTATCAAAGTTTATGCAAAAGAGATTCTTTAATAGAGATAAAAAATGTCAATTGTAATATATGAGCCAAGACAAGAATTAGAAGTTGAAACACCTAAAGGAAGAGGAAGGATTTGGCTTGTAACTGAATATGGTACTGAAATAGAAAAAATATTTACAGTTATATTAAATAATGGCTTAATATGGGAATTTACCAATAAGGATGTTGTTGCAACAAAAAACATAACTATGGGAAGAACAAATGTCGATTGCAAACCAAATTAAACAGTTTTTTTCTGTATCTTCTGTTGTTATTGTAGACATAGATAATACCGTTTTAAGAAATGGTATATATCCAATTAAAAAAATGATTGATTATATAAATGAGCTATCCAAAGAACATAAAATATATATGATTACTGGAAGACCAGAATCTAATAGATCAGAAACTGTTAAATCATTAAAAAAAGCTGGATTAAAATACAATCGCTTAATGATGAATAATATTGGAGGAAGTCCAAAAGATCAGCTAGAGTCTAAAAGAAAACACGCACAATCAATAAAAGATAAAATAGTATTAGCAATAGATGACAATCCAAAAGCTAGAAATGTATATAAAAATTTAGGAATAAAAACTAAGTCGCCAAGGAAATAATATGAGCTTAACAGATTTATTTATTAACAATAAATTTAATACTGATAAATACAATTTAGGATATATTGAAAATTTTTATGATGATTTTTTAAAAACTTTTTTAAATAAAGAAATTAATTTTTTAGAAATAGGAATTGCAAAATGCGGTTCTATAAAAATGTGGAGAAAATATTTTCATGTTAATTCAAAAATATTTGCAGGAGACATTCAAAAACATTCTGAATGCCCTAATGACATAGAATACATAATAGAAAATTGTTATTTAGAAAAAACTGTTCAATTATTTGAAGATAATTTTTTTGATATCATTATAGATGACGGTCCTCATACCTTTACATCTTTTAAATTCTTAATAACAAAATATTTTTCAAAGTTAAAAAATGATGGTTATTTAATAATAGAAGATGTTTTAAGAAAAGAATGGATTGATCCATTGTTAATGCTTTCAAAAGAAATTGGATATAAAAAATGCGAAGTAATTGATATGACTGGAAAGCAAAAAACAAAACTGTTATTAGATAAATGGAAAGATGGATTATTTATTTTAAAAATACAAAAATGATTAATTTTATCACAAAAAAACATTATGACAAAAAGTGTTTAGAAGATAAATATTTTATAAATAGATGGAATTATTATAATGATGCTATAGAACTAGCAAAGAGTTTAAGTCCTCAGTCTGTGCTTGAATTAGGTTGTTCATCTTTTCCCCTGTGTTTAAATTCAACAAGAATAGATTCAGAACATAATAGTGAAATCAATTATGTTTTTGATTGCACAAAAACCCCTTGGGATTTTAAAGAAAGATTTGATTTATTAATATGTTTGCAAACTTTTGAACATTTTAAAAACAAACAAACAGAAGTATTTAATCAAATAAAAAAAATAGTTAACAAAGCTATAATATCAGTTCCATATAAGTGGAATAAACCAAATAACTGTCATCATAATATAGATGAAAATACATTATTGAAATGGTTTGAAATAAAACCAACTTTTGAAAAAATATCTATTGACTCTAATAGAAAAAGATTAATATGTCTTTATGAATTTTTTTGAAGACATAACTATTTGTTCTGTAGATTGCGTTAATCATAAAAAAGCGATTGCAGCTATGTTGTATAGTATGCAATTCTTTAATTTTAAAGAATCTATTTTTATATCTGATGAACAAAAAGTAAAAACAAACAAAATAAAACATATACAAGTCAATAAAATAAAAAGCAAAGAAGAATATAGTAAATTTATTTTAGTAGATTTGAATAAATTCATTAATACTAAGTATGTTTTAGTGATTCAACACGATGGATTTATAATAAATCCAAACTCATGGGATGATTCATTCTTAGAATATGATTATATAGGCGCACCTTGGAAAAATGATGAATACATAAATAAAGTTGGTAATGGCGGATTTAGTTTAAGATCAAAAAAACTTTTAGAGTTTATATCTAATAAATATAAAGATAAACAAATTATATTCAATGAAGATTTAGAAATATGCAATCAATCATATAATGAATTAGTAGATAATGGTTTTAAATTCCCAGACATTAAAACAGCTTTTAAATTTTCTATCGAACATAAAAGACCTGAGTTTTTTAATAAACCATTTGGTTTTCATGGTTTTCCATTTACAAAAATAGGTATGGAATCAAAATTAAAAATAATGGAATGGAGCAAGAATGAAAATTTATACTAAAACAGGAGATGATGGAACAACCTTTTTGCCTAAAGTTGGGCGTGTTCCAAAAACTGACCCACACATTCAATTGTTAGGAAGTGTTGATGAACTTAACGCTTCAATAGGTTTAGTAAATCAAAAATATGTTTTAGAATTAAAAATTCAAAACGCTTATGATTTTATTGTAGATATACAAAAACATTTATTTGATATAGGCGCTGAAATAGCTACGGGCGAAGCAAGAATAGATGACAAGCATATTAAAGAAATAGAAGGCAAAATTGACGACATGACTAAGCTTTTAAAGCCATTGAAAAACTTTATAATACCTTTTAATCATTGTGAAATTCATCTAGCAAGAGCAGTATGTAGAAGGGTTGAAATTGATTTAGTCAAACTAATGGAAGTTCATCAAAACCTAAAGAAAATAGTTGTATATATAAATAGATTGAGTGATTTTTTGTTTACCTTGGCTAGACTTTTGGGTCCAGAAGAAAAAATTTGGCATGGATAATATATGATCAATTTACCATTGGCTGATAGACATTGTAGTGATTGTGATGTTTGTTGCACAATTTTAATTGTTCAAGAACTAAACAAGCCAGAATATACAAATTGTCATCATCAAAACAAAGGTTGTATGATTTATGATACAAGACCAGAAATATGTAGAAAATGGTCTTGTTCTTGGGTTTTAGGTATTTTGCCTGGCGATGAAACTATTAGACCTAATAATCTTGGTTTAATGTTTTATCCAGCACCAAAACAAAATGATCTTGGTTTTGCCCACATGTTAGGTCAAGAAGTGTGGGAAAATGCATCTGATTCAGAATTAGGAAAATCTGTAATAAATTATATAGCTAAACACATGCTTGTTTTAATAAGGAAGTATGGATCAAATTCAATTAAATTTGCTGGCCCGAAAGAACAACAAGAAGCATTTTTAAAAATTGCTAAATAGATATTTCTCCTGGTATTCTTATATCGTTTGATATTTTTAATAAGTCCGCTTTAACATATAAGATGTTGTGAGTTTTATGCCATTCTGTTGGAAAGAAATTTTTAATTCTATTTAATTGAAATCTTACTGGTGTTCCAATATATTTTGC